ACAAGACTTACAACAATCAAAGAGAAGGAGAGAAAGCATTGACAGTTCGTTGTGCTATTCCTTTGTTAGTAGGTATTAGGGATAACTTAAATAGAAAATTACATAGAGATTGGGGATATAGAAACACAGATATTTATGTTGACTTTGACCCAACTGTTTATAGCGAATTAGAAGCGAACAAAGCGGAGCAAGTTGAATGGTTAGATAAGGCTTGGTGTTCGTTTAAGTTAATCACAGGTAACTCTTTTGTTTACGCTAAGATGATTGAAGGTGGTAACAACGAAGGTAAACCTTATGAAATGTTTGTGCTTCCTTCACAATATATGTATGTATTAGCCAATATTCAAAATTTCCCTCCAACGATTGCAGGGTATCAATTGAATTATGGTCCACTTTGGAACTTTACTAAGCAAGAAATATTACAAGATAAATACTTTAATCCACAATGGAATACTACTGGGAATCAACTATATGGTCAATCTCCTTTGATGGCTGCTGCGAGAAACTTGACTCGTTCGAACGAAGCGAAGACTGCAGCAGTTGCTTCCTTCCAGAATGGTGGTCCAGCTGGAGTGCTATTTATGAATGATGAACGCTTTGACCCTATTAGTGGAACACAACAAGCACAAGCACTTAAAAGAGCAGTAAGCGAGAAAAGTGGCTCTGCTAACTTTAATTCAATTGCAGTTAGTGGTTACAAAGTAGATTGGAAACAAATTGGATTAAGTCCTGTTGAATTAGATATCATTGAGAGTGAGAAGTGGGATATGAAAGCACTTTGTAATATTTACGGAGTACCTTCTCAATTATTAAACGATGCTGACAACAAGACTTACAACAATCAAAGAGAAGGAGAGAAAGCATTGACAGTTCGTTGTGCTATTCCTTTGTTAGTAGGTATTAGGGATAACTTAAATAGAAAATTACATTCTGATTGGGGATATCGTGGAACTGATATTTATGTTGACTTTGACCCAACTGTTTATAGTGAATTAGAAGCAAACAAAGCCGAGCAAGTTGAATGGTTAGATAAGGCTTGGTGGATTGCACCTAAGCAAAAGATGGATATTATGGGATTAGAGATACCTCCTTACATTGACCAAACTGAAATGGAAAAACTATATATCCCTTCAAGTTTACAAGCACCAGATGAGTTTCAACCATTAACGCTACCAAATGAATAGCCAAGACATCATAGATAAGTTATTTGATTTAAAGGTTGACCTTAAAGCCGACCTTACGGAAGTTATTGATGAAGTTTATGGAAAGTACCACAATACTGTAAATATGTCTTATTCTGAGTTAAAGGCTTGGAGTGAAACCAAATGCTCACGTTTAGCATCATTAGATAGAAGTCCAGTAAATAGGAACTTAAACTTACTTAGTAAGAAAAAAGCTGATTGGGGTGCAAACGAAGTAAAGTCGGCTAACAGAACGATTAGCTTTGTTAGTAGAATGAAGAATATGGAGCAAGGACAACCTGTAAACAAAACTTGTCCATCTAAGAGGGATATATCCTTAAAGAACTGGGCATACAACCCTAATAAATGATTTGGCAAGACTATAAAAAACTTTACGCTAACGCATTAAAAAACTATTCGCCAAAGTTCAAGAAAGAACTACAAAGGCAAGTGGACACATATTGCGATACCCAAGATTTAAACGCAATAAGCGATAAGAAGATAAAAAAGACTATCCAAAACGTTCATATTGCAATGGGCGTTAAGATGGCACAAATTGCCGAGAAAAATGTTTCTAAACAAGTTAAAGGTTATTTCGGTCCAGAGGAGTTTAAGAGTAAGCAAACGGATTTGTTTACTTATGTGATGTTGACTTACCTTGAATTAAAAGGATTGGATAATATTGCAGCAGAGATAACTCAAACAACTAAAAACCAAATTCAACAATACTTAATGAAGTCAGTTGAAGAAGGTTTAACTATGCAAGAAACAATCAAGCTATTAAGAACTGCTGGTATAACGGATTACCGAGCAGAGATGATAGCAAGAACTGAAACAGGAAGGGCAGCGAACATAGGCTCAATGGTAGGTACGGCTTCAACAGGTCTTGTAACTATGAAAGAGTGGATAGCTGCAAAAGATAATCGAACAAGGCGAGTGCCACGAGATATGTTTGACCATTATCATATGGATGGAATAAAAGTAGCATACGATGAAAAATTTAATGTTAAAACTAAGAATGGCGGTTTTGAGCAAATGTTACATCCTTGCGACCCAAGTGGAAGTGCTGGCGATGTTATCAACTGCCGTTGTACGTTAGGTTACGAAGCCGTAAGAGGTGTAGATGGTAAGCCAAAAAGGTTACAAGATAACCCACCAATGGGAGATATGGGGTTAGTGTGGAATCTGATAAATAATGTGGCTTTGATGCAAATTTCTAATTTAATAAGAGATTTGTTAGCAGATTAAAAAAAAATAATAACTTTGTTATATGACTAAAAATTACACATTAAAAAGCGCAGATGGTACAATCATAGATATTGCACCAGAAACAAGAACAGTAAAGGCTTGTTGGTCAAGGATTGGAAATCTTGATTTAGATAATGATATTATCATTGCTTCTGCATTTACTAAGACAATTGCTGAACGTGGACCATTAGGTAAAAATATGGTTTGGTCTTTAGTAGACCATAGAGCCGATATGGCACATACTTTGGGTAAGCCTAAAGAATTGTACATAGAAGGCGATATGCTTATAGCAGTAACCGACTTAGTAGAAACAGAGTGTGGCGAAGATGCTATCAAGTTATACGAAGCAGGTTTAATCAATCAACACTCAATCGGATTTAGTACAATTAAGTCTGAATATGATAGTCAAAGTGGAGTACGCACAATCACTGAACTTAAGTTATATGAAGGTTCAGCGGTGCTTTGGGGAGCAAACCCAGAAACACCAACATTAGGTTTCAAAGGTGAATATAAAAACACAAAAGAAACTTTATCTTTGCGATTAGAAAACTTAATTAAAGCGTTTAGAGGTGGTACATTCACAGATGACACCTTTGCTTTGATGGAGATTCAAATAAAACAAATACAAGCCGAATTATTAAGTTTGGAGATTACTGAAACAATCACTCAATCCGAGCCATCAATTGAGCCGACACCAGTGGTAGAAGAAAAGAATAACGAGGAAGTATTGAAGGCAATTAAACAATTTAACAATCTATTTAAAAAGTAAAAATGGAAAATTTAATCAATGAAATGGCTGAGAACCTAAAAGGTTTCCAAGCTAATGCAGAAGCACAAATCAAAGAAGTGTCTGCACAAGTAACTGTTGTAAAAGATGAGTTACAAAAACAAATCGATGGTCAATTAGCTGCACAAAAGAAAGCTGCTAAGAAAGAAGTAAAGCACATCGATGAAGTTATCTTAGAAAAATTAGATGGTAATTTCGATGCAATGGAGAAGTCTTTAAAGAACAATGGTAAGTTCCGTTTGGATTTATCAGATGTAAAGACAATGACTTTAAGTGGTAATTTGACTGGAGATTCAGTAGCAACTTATGCTCCTAATCCAGCTATCCAACCAGCACAAAGCATCAACTTTAGAGATTTAATCCCTACTGTAAGAAGTGAGACTGGATTGTATGTTTACTATCGTGAGAACGCTGGTTTAACTAACAACATCGCTGCACAAACTGAAGGTTCTGATAAAGGCGAGAACAACTACTCTTTAACTGAAGTTAAAGTTGTAAACGATTACTTAGCTGGTTTCTCTACATTCTCTAAGCAAATGTTGAAGTCATTACCTTTTATGACTCAAACTTTACCAAGAATGTTACAAAGAGATTTCTTCAAGGCTGAGAACTCTGCTTTCTTCTCTTCTGTATCTGGTGCTGCAACAGGTTCAACTACAACTGCTGAAACAAACGATTTGTTACAATTAGTTGACTACATTGGTAACCAAAAGACTGCGAACTTTGTTCCTTCTTATGCTTTAGTATCTCAAACGCAAATGGGTCGCTTATTGAAAGCAACTATCGCTGCTGGTTACTATGCTGGTGCTGGTAGTGTTATCGTTAATCCTAATGGTGGAATTACAATCTGGGGTGTACCAGTTGTATCTGCTTCTTGGGTAACTGATGACAAAGTTTTAATCTTTGATTCTGCATACTTAGAGAGAGTTGAAGTAGAAGGTTTAGCTATCGAGTTCTCTTATGAGAATGGCGAGAACTTCCAAAAGAACTTAGTAACTGCTCGTATTGAGTGTTATGAGGACATCAACTTAATGTTAACTACATCTGCAATCTTTGCTGACTTAGGAAACGTATAGTTTTAAAGGATTAGTAAATAATGACCCCTACCAATTCGGTGGGGGTTTTTTATTGGAATAAATTAAGTAATTTTGTAAAAAAAGGATATGTCTTATTCTAATTATATTAATGACTTTAGTGCCGTTCCTATCGCACCAATAGTTGAGCCAGTTACTTTAGCAGAAGCAAAATTATATTGCCGTGTTACTACAAGTGCAGAAGATACCTTGATTAATTTAATGATTACACAAGCAAGAGAAGCTATTGAGGTAGCAACAGGATTGAGTTTAATATCAAAGACTATCGTTGTTTGGTTTACAAATTGGGATGGTAGTTTCAATTTACCTTTTGGTCCAGTTAATAGTTTCACATCTTTAATAGACCAAAACGGAAATACTATTGATGCTGCTGATTACAATTTAGTTGGTGGTAAATTCCCACAATTACAAAGACCATCATTTCAAAACTTAAAGGCTACTTATGTAGTAGGTTACGCAACAATTCCAACTGACTTAAAGATTGCTATTTTAGACCAAATATCTTATGACTACGAGAATAGAGGATTAGATGGAGATTCTGGTATTTGTGAGAAGTCTTGGAAAGCGTGTCAAAGATGGACAAGATTAAGCCCAATTTTATAATATGAAGTTAGGAAAAGCGAAAGCAAACTACGTTGATGCCAACACAATGACTCGTGAGGTTGGAATCTATGCTCCAACAAGGACAAGTGATGGTCAAGGTGGATTCACAACTACATTTGCCCTACAAAGCACAGTTTGGGGCGATTTAAGACCAGATAATCAAGTTCGTGAGATAGGAGAGTCGGAATTACAATTTGACCAAAGAAATAGGCTTTATATTCGTTTTGGGGTTAATATAAACGATTCCTACGAGGTTGATGTTGAAGGGTCAAGATATACGATACATTCCATTAAGAACGTAGAGAACCAAAATAGGTTCTTAGAGTTAATAATTTACAGATAATGGCATTTACAGTAAACTTAAATGGACTAAAAGACATTCAAGATGCTTTAAAAAACATTGATGTAAAACTAAAGCAAGATGTAGGCGATGAGATTAACGCTTCGGCTTTAAAGATATTAACAGATGCTAAAAGACTTGCTCCTGTTAATTTTGGTCAATTAAGAAATCAAATAGCATTAGTACAAGAAAGCCAATTAACATTTGGAGTTGAATCAAAGGCATCTTATTCTCCTTATGTAGAATTTGGAACTGGTCCACAAGTAAGCGTACCAGCTGACTTTACATCTTATGCAGCACAATTTAAAGGTCAAAAAGGCGGTAAATTTAAGGACTTTGTTGATGCTTTGACTTTGTGGGTTAAGCGAAAAGGTATTGGCGATGGCAAAAATGATAGAGGATTAGCTTATGTTATTGCAAGGAGTATATTACAAAAAGGGATGCGACCTCAACCTTTTTTAATACCTTCGTATGAAACAGAGAAGCCAAAATTAATACAAAGACTAAAAAAATTGTTAGATGCTAAATCCTAATATTGAGATAAAAAAGTGGTTTTATACTAACTTGACAAGTGCGAGTGGATTGGTTGTTTACGATGGTTTTGCTCCAGAGGGTGCAGGGGATGAATATATTGTAATGACTGGGAGAACATCAAGCCAAGACCAAGGCAAAGCTGGTTATACAAATAGTATTTCAATCGTAGTTGATATTATTACAAAAAATGCTAACTTTGGATATAAACGTGCTGAAACAATAAGCGATTTAGTCTTGACTGCAATTAATTCTGACACCAATATAACATTGGCAAACGGATTCACGGCATCAAGTTTAAGTATTGAAAGTGTAAGAAACTTAGATGGCTTAAACCCTTTAGATAACGTTTTTAGAGTATTAATAACATATAACATAATAATAACACAAATTTAAAATTAAATAAAATGCCAGAAACAAAAGTAAGCGCAAGAGATTATATTCTTTTAGCTGACATAAACAATGATGGGACATTCAAGCCTGTTGCTTGTTTGACTACCAACTCATTAACATCGACTAATGACACAATTGATGCAACATCTAAGTGTGGTAACGAGTTCACTCCAGCACCTTCTTTCTCTCAATCATTTGAGTGTGAAGGTTTTGCGATTGATGAAACAGGAGTACCATCTAAAGATAGTTACCAACAATTGTATGCTGCTCACGCTGCGAAAACTTTATTCGCTATTAAGATGGGTAAAGCAA